TCTTGAGGGATTTCGAAAGATGGTAGAAGCAATGCCAGATACCTTGATGCGGGATAGCGTAACTTATAAAAATGCGGTTCGTTTTGGCTTAGTAATTCCCAATAAGCAACCAATTACATTTTATTTTGAGAAAGTAGGTGAATCGGATGGCAATTAAACCGATTTTATTCAACACCGAGATGGTTCGGGCGATTCTGGACGGGAGAAAAGATGCAACGAGAAGAATTGTAAAAGGCTTTATTCCTGATGATGCAGTATGGGGATATACCGCTTTTACACCTAAAGGGTACATATCGTGTAGAGGTACATTTGCAGATGGGTATGGAGAGAAATTTTTTAAGTTGCCTTGCGAGCCGGGAGATATCCTGTATGTCCGAGAAACATGGATGGATTATGCAGGACTGACAATGTACAAGGCCGATTGTGACATATACAGATTAGACAGCCTTAATTTAGCTGGTTTTGGATGGCACCCATCCATCCACATGCCGAAAGAAGCGGCACGTATCTGGCTAAAGGTTACGGATGTGAGGGTGGAGCGGTTGCAGGAGATAACATCTGAGCAGATTAGCAGAGAGGGTGTAGAGGTGGAATATCCTCATGTGTTGAATGGAGAAGAAAAAAGATATGCGTTTTCGACTCTTTGGAACAGTACCATCAAGAAATCCGACATTGACCGCTACGGCTGGAATGCATCACCGTGGGTGTGGGTTATCGAATTTGAGAGGTGTGAGAAGCCGGAAGGAGTGTGAAGCAAATGAATAACATGGATTATGCCGCCCTGTATGCCGAGAATGAGGACTTTAAGCGGTACGTTGACAGATACTGCACAAAGCATCGTGTCAGCGTTGATGAAGCCTTGCAGCACTATCTTGTGCGCATGGCAGGACAGATGTACAAGGAGCAGATGGATAACAAGGTAGAATAGATTAGAAAGGAGTAAGAGGTTTGCTGGCCAGCGTGAAAGAGCTCTTTACTCCATAAACAAAATGGAATCAGTACAGGAAAGAATGGAGCGCATAGGAGCTTATGCAAAGATTGCTTCATTCATGCAGAAAGAGAAACAGTCGTATGAATTTAAAAGAAAATATGCACAGATCCGCGCGGAAGAGTTCCGCCGGGAGTGTGATAAGAGAGATCTTAATTGCCATGTATCGGTAGGTGGACTGGATAGCATCATGCTTTACATATTCCTGAAAAAGGTATGTAACATTGATGTTCCGGGAGTATCCGCATCATATCTGGAAGACAAAAGCATTCAGAGGGTACATCGGGCAATCGGAATTATCAATGTACCACCGTTGAAACGCGAGGACGGAACCTATTGGAGCAAACCGAAAGTGATACAGGAATTCGGATTCCCAGTAATATCCAAGGAAGTGGCAGCAAAGATAGAATTACTGCAGAATCCATCTGAGAAGAATAAGACGGTACGCCACGCAATTATTACCGGAGAGACTGGGGAATATGGTGGTTGGCAGAAAGATTCCAAAATGAAGCTTAATCATCGATGGCTGAAGCTGTTCGGTGGGTATGAGAACGAAAACGAGGGATGTGATTATCAGAAGCCTGATTTCTTGGTATCGTCCAAGTGCTGTTATTACCTCAAAGAAAAGAACTGTGATGACTGGGGAAAAGAGCATAATAGTGTACCGTATTTAGGGCTGATGGCATCCGAGGGCGGCAGACGTGCCAAGAGCCTGCGGATGAACGGCTGCAACTACTTCGGAGCATCCACAATCAGATCAGCGCCGTTTGCTATTTTCCACCGGCAGGATATTCTGTCCCTGGCACTTGAGATGGACGAGAAGTGGCGGAATGGTTGGAAAGATGAATTCCATGATCAGCTGTTGCGAGATGGAAGAATCAAAGAGAATTTTGTGATGCCGGAGTCGTTGATTCCGGAGATATACGGGACCATAGAGGAGAAATCGGACGGAACTCTGTATACTACCAAAGCGCAGCGTACTGGATGTTCTATGTGTGGTTTCGGAATCCACATGGAAAAGAGACCGCACAGATTCGATCTGCTCTATGAAAGCAACCCGAAAGAGTGGGATTATCTGATGTTCCATATGTGCAAGGATGCTGATGGAAACGACTACGGTTGGGCAAAGGTATTAGAGTACATCGGTGTTGGATGGGATCCGACGACGATTGGCGGAAACTGTAAGGGACAGATGAGCCTGGAAGATTTTATGAAATAAAGTCTTTACGATAAGCAGGAGGGCGGTCGGCAGTTGTGCTGACCATAGTGTTACTTGTTTGAGTGGTTGGAATCTGATTCGTCATAGTATCCTCCATTTCTGTACAAAAAGTACAAGAAGCAATAGTTAAAGTTGCAATGAGTTTAATGACTGCCAACCGAAAACCCTTCGCCCAAACGGTTTTACCCGCCTGCTTATCGTAAAGACAATTACATAATAAACCAATGTGATGAAAAAATCAAGAAAGGAGCCGAACCAGCGCGCATAAAGGGTACCCGGTTCCTATGAGAATGAAGAATAGTAAATTAAAGGAATATTTGAATGGATTTTCTGATGATGCCGACATCAGCCTGATAGTTGCAAATACGCAAAATAGAAAGGTATATGAACCCAAAGAAGTCATTGTAATGACAGATGTGGAAAATCCGGCATTTGTAATTGATGTCTGCAATGAGAGAGATATGGATGTAGAAGAAATCTCTGTATGCGAAGAATGTGAACGAAATGCGGATAATCTGGAAGGACAGATGGACATAACTGACTTCCCGGAGGTGATGCCATGATTAACGGAGAACTGATCGTTGACAACTTTGCCGGTGGCGGGGGAGCATCCACCGGAATAGAGATGGCAACAGGATACAGTGTGGATATTGCCATTAACCATGATCCAGAAGCTATCCGGATGCACAAGGCTAATCACCCAAACACAAAGCATTACTGTGAGGATGTGTGGCAGGTAGATCCGGTCGAAGCCTGCAATGGGCATCCGGTAGGTCTTGCCTGGTTTAGCCCGGACTGCAAACACTTTAGCAAAGCCAAGGGCGGAAAACCAAAGGATAAGTTTATCCGTGGTCTTGCGTGGGTAGCCTGCAGGTGGGCGGGATTGGTACGACCAAGGGTGATCATGTTGGAAAACGTGGAAGAGTTTAAGACCTGGGGACCGCTTAATAGACGGCATCATCCGATTAAGGCAAAACAGGGTAAAACCTTTGAAAAATTTGTGCAGCAGCTTACAGATTTGGGTTATGAAGTGCAGTTTAAGGAATTGGTTGCAGCCGATTACGGTGCGCCCACCATGCGAAAGAGATTTTTTATGATTGCGCGGTGTGACGGCAAGTCGATCATCTGGCCGGAGCCAACACATGGACCAGCTGACAGTGAGGCTGTTAAGACTGGTCTCTTAAAACCGTATGTTGGTGCATACACGCAGTTGGACTTTTCCTTGCCGTGCCCCAGCATCTTTGATACATCAGAAGAAATCAAGGAGAAATACGGGATCAGGGCGGTACGACCACTGGCTCCTAAGACAATGGAGAGAATCGCAAGAGGGTTAAAAAAGTTCGTGCTTGAAAATCCAGAGCCGTTTATTATCCAGTGCAATCACGGTGGCGAGCGTAGACCGAATGATATCCGGGAGCCGATGCCTACAATCACTGGAAAGCACGGATATGGGATTGTAGAGCCTTATATGGTGCAGATTGGGCAGACTGGATTTACTGCAGACAGGAGCAAGGATATACGTGAACCACTTACAACCATAGTGAGCAAGAATGAGCATTGCCTGATAAGTCCTACTCTGATCCAGTACCATTCCGAGACGGCGCAGGGAGAAGTCCGCGGGCAGACCATAAAAGATCCAATCATGACCGTGGATGGATCGAACCGGTATGGACTGGTTACCTCATTTCTGCATAAGTATTATGACGGTGGCTACAAAGGAGCAGGAGAGAGCATAGAGAAGCCATTGCCGACAGTTACCTCATGGGACCATAACAGTGTGGTGACGGCAAACTTGATCCAGATGAATAATCACTGTGATGGCCGGGACGTGAGGAATCCAATACCTACAATTACAGCCGGCGACGGGCACTTCGGAGAGGTTAGAGCCTTTTTGATTAAATATTATGGGGATGCTACCGGTCAGGACATTGAGCAACCGCTTGATACGGTTACGACCAAAGACAGATTTGGGTTGGTGACAATTGAGGGCGTGGATTATCAGATTGTGGATATCGGGCTTCGGATGCTGGAGCCGCGGGAACTGTACGGATGCCAGGGATTTCCGGACGATTACATAATTGACCATGATTACACCGGAAAGACCTACCCGCGCAGTGAACAGGTCCGCCGATGTGGCAACGCTGTTTGTCCGCCTATACCTGCAGCACTGGTAAGAGCAAACCTGCCGGAATTATGCGTGGCAGAGCGTACACCGAACATGAGAATAGAAGCAGAGCAGACCGGGCAACTCCGGTTTGCGTAGGAGGATATATGGGAAAGAGACATTTAACACCGGCAGAGATCAAAGAGCAGTGCAAGCGGATCGCCCGGGAAAGCCGTATGGCTGACCGGACACCCTGGACAGCTATGGGAATCATCTGCAGCTATGTGATCATGCGCCGGGAGGGATTCAAGGGGCAGAGAATCAGCAGGCTGGCGAACAAGGTTAATGAGATGGAAGTGGACTGGTCCGCGGGCAAGGTTGGTATGAAAGAGATTAGCCAGCGGCTGATGGATAAGGCTGGATGGTCCATTGAATATAAAGCCTATACCGAGGATGACATCACCGCCCGGAAGGGGTCCTATCAGTACTGGCTTGATAGGCAACAGATCGGACCACAGAACATCATCAATGAGCAGGCTACAAGGTATATGCTGTTTTTCTTCACGGCGCTGATGGACGAATATGGATTCGGCAAAGACCGGCTCACTCGCGTTGAAGAGTATATGAATGAACTTTTGCTGTCATATCAGCAGGACAAGACTACTGTCCGAGAGTGGTCCCGTGCATTACTCACGGAAGCCGGAGTGATCATGGAACCGCCGGTGGATCCGCTGACACAGACCGCAGGCAGCATCATGACCGGTTGATGAAATCCTGCGTAGGAAGTGAAATAGTAACTCAAAAGTTGAGTTAAAAAGTGAAAAATTTTATTAAAAATTTGAGTTTCTATTTGAGTTGTTTTTAATAAGTTAAATTAGGAAATAACGAAGGAGGTAGCAGAATGATAAAAATGGTTGAATTTGATGAAGGAGTCTGGGTACCGGAAGAATGCTGCACCATGACCAATCCGGCTACAAGCGGAAGAGAAAGCGTCCCGGACGATGTAGAGATGCCGTGCGAGGGATCTGAGTCTTGTACAGGTGATTGTGATAATTGCATAATCCAAATAATTATGAATGAATATGCGTTGTACACAGGACAAGCGACGGATCAGGTTGTTGGACTTATGGATATTACTCCAATTAGCGACGCAATAGAAGAATTGAATAGCTGGCATTGCTGCCCTGTGGCAGATGAGACTTATGTAGCCGCACAAATGGGAATAAAGGCTCTTAGGAAGCAGATCCCTATGAAAGTCCGCGAGATCCATGTGGACGAATACATCTGCCCCAACTGCTTACAGGAAAACGGATGCAATGACGCAGAAGTGAACGATGCATACTGCCCGAAATGCGGACAGCGGTTAATAAGCTAAATTAGGACTGGAGGAGAGGTAATGTATCGAGATGACAGATGGGAAAAAGGAATGTATGCAGATGATTTGGTAAAGTTTCACTGTGGCTCCTGCGGTGATGAATTCATAGTGGGAAGAGCGGCGGTAGAAAAGGCAAATACTAAAGGTCAGAGAATATGTTGTCCGTATTGCGGTAGCAGGTATCCAGAAGAGCGGGTCAGCACCGATGAGGAGGACATGGAATTTTTGTCAGATGCAATGGGATGCTTGGCAATATACGTAGGTGACGAAGATAACTAACTTAGGATTTAGTGGAGGTAGGAAATGTTAAAACCAAATTGTGAAGCAAAAGAATTTGAAAAGTACGGATTTAAGCGTTGTAAAGGAATAGCAGGAAAAAGCGAATGTTACTACTTGTGCGTTGCTAATGGGTGCAAAATGCTTTTCGTAAGTAATTGTCTTTTTTGTGTTAATGATTGGAAAGACGATGATCCACGAATACATGAAAATCCAAATTGCAAATACAGAGATCATAGAGATTCGCTGGATATTATATATGATTTGATTAAGGCTAATATGCTGGTTAAGTTAACTGAAATATCGGAAAATTTGTGTAACAGAAAGGAGATATGTATGGCGAGACCGAAGAAAGAAGGTAAGAAGAACATCCGGAAGAACATCCGGGAGAATATCAGCATGGATCCGGAGCAGTATGAGAAACTGGTAGCTTACTGTCACCAGCAGGACAGACCTATCTCCTGGGTGATCCGGCAGGCGCTGGACAATTATTTATCGGCATAGAGCCAGAGAACCTTGAAAACTGAATATGGTTGGTGGTATAGTATTCTCAATATCAGGGAGGTGCGAATTCATGGACAGAGAATTTACGCAGACGATTGAGACTTACGGGCATCCTTTTTCAGTGTCTGCTGGAAAAGAAGCGGAAGAATCATTTAAGACAGTCGGAATCGTTGTAAGAGCCAAAATTGAGCGGCTTTGCAATGAAAGAAGGTATGAAGAAGCAAAGGAACTTGAAAAAGCATTGATAACTATTAACAATGCAGATTATAACCACTAACCATAATCGGTCGGTGGTTTTTTTGTTGGGTAAATATGGGTAATACTACGTATTATTACACAATAAAACTGTGCATGTGTACCGCAAGACATTTGCATCCGTCCTTTATCGTAAGACAGGGGATGTATTGCTGGTAAGTAAATTACTGGGACATGCAAAGCCGGACATGACAGTCCAGTATTACCTGATAGATGACATCGAAGAGATGCAGCACAAATACAATAGAGTAGCATAGGAGAATTGATGGAACCTAAAAAAGAGATCTACAATGATGCATGGTTTTTATATAAAAAATATTTGAATGGTGACGGATCGGATGAATACTGGGAATGCCTCAACAACGATGCAAACCGCATCATCGAAAAACATAATAAAGATCCGTTTGCCCGCAGCCTTGTCATGGCTGTAATAGATGAGATTGAGAGGAGCAGAAAACAATAATGGACATCAAACAGAAAAGAGCATATTTGAAAAGTTATCAGAATATCCAAAATCGAATAGTTGGTCTGACCCATGAGCTGGAGAAATGGAAGACTCTGGGGGAAAAGGTGAATAATGCAATGGGAACCGGCGGAGGATCCGGAAAGCCATCAAATAGCAAGGTGGAAAAATCTGCAGTAAATACCACGGATATTTTGAAAAAGATTCAGTTTGAGATAAACGCGGCAGAAAATGAGCGACAGAATGTGCTTGATGCTATCAACAAAGGCAAAAAACTGCGGCAACGTGAGATCCTGCGGATGCACTTTGTAAATGGTATGAGTGTTGCCAAAATAGCGCGGAGATTGGGGAAAGAAGAAAAGACGGTCAGCAATGCCATTACAAATGCTCTCCGGGATCTGGACATATAGCAAAAAGGCAGCCTGTAAAGACTGCCTAGTGTTCCCATTTGGGTTTTTCTATGTTCATTTCTGCAATGATGCCGGGGTGGCTTTTTATGTATGCCTTATAGTCTGTTATGGCTTTGTGCCGTTCCTGCCCGGTGTATTTGGTCGAGGATGTTTGCACCTCTGAACCATCCAACATATTACGGGAGTAGGTAACCAGGAAATAATATACCTTGTTCTCATAATACCGCCGTTCACGCTTTAGCCTGACGACTGGTTGAGTGGGAGCGGTTGCAAGATAGTTGTAACGCTCTGCAAGGGCGATCCTGTACGCTTTCAGTTGCTCTATTTTGCGTTCAAATTCCTTTATTGCATCAACTGCCTTGTTGTCATAATAAAGCACCTTGTCAAGCTCATTAAGGGCATCCGGATGGATCATATAGATTGACATTCTCACATCACTTTCGGTTGATGGATTGCCGTATTTCATAAACAGATCCTGGAGATCTTTTTCCTGCGTGGGGGTCATTGCTTTTCTCACTTTCTGCCGGTTTAATGGGTTGCCGGCTCCCAGTAGAATGTTATTGTGCAATGGGTAGAATGTAATCAGGCGCAGAGAGAAAACCGCCTGCATTCAAGATGCTTTGCAAGGCTTTCTTTCCGCCTGCCGGGGAATAAGGAGTTTTTCCATCCAAGGAAATAAATCCTTTTCCATCCTCATAGAGTGCGAATCCGGTAGTTGAATAGATACCGATTTCGTCTCTGAATTTGTAATTTCTAAGATTTTTAATAACCATCATGTTGATTACCTCACTTTCTTTTTGTGGTGGGGCGGTGGTGTTCCGCCCCTTATGTATTTATGCTGTGATCTGCTCCGGTTCAGATGTCCGGGTTGCGTATCTCTCGGATCCGTACATGCTGCGGATGTCCTGCATTGACTTTGATTTCTTGCTGTGCTTGTGATATTCGCCCTCGTGATAATACCAGGCCTGCTTGTTAGAGGAGTACTTAAAGACGAGGCTCTTAAGTGTATCCTTATGCTCTTTGGTGTTGCCGGTGATCCACAACCAGGATCCGCAAAGCTCAATCATAAGTCCGGAGAGGTGCAGCAGCTGGTTAATTAGGTCTGCGTATTCGGTGGCGGTCTGCTGAGATTCTTTCTCGTAGGTCTCGCCGTTTGCGTTCTGGTGGATGTTCTTCAGGCGGTTATATGCTTCCTCGTACTGTCTGGACATCTCCTGGAACTCTGCGGTTGTATCTCTTCCGGGGTTGCAGTCCGGATGAAGGTCTCTTGCGTATTTCTTATAAAGCTGCTTTACATCTTCACAGGTTTTGCAATTTTCAAAATATCTCATTGTTGTATCCTCACTTTCGTTTTATGCTTGTACTGTTCTATAACCTACTAAAAAGATTTCGTTGCCGTACCAGTTCTGTATCTTTGCTTTTTTCTCTTCACTGCGCTTTTCATTAAAGCGTCCGGCGTGTTGTACTTCTACATACTTGACAACCTTTTCGGTTCTTCCGGTAATGAGAAAAGTTAAACCGCTATCGTAATATGATGAATTAACTTCAAATCTTTTCATGTTGTGTACCTCGCTTTCATGTGCTCCGCTTCGGTGCGGTTCGTTTGTTGTTGAGCTAATCATAATACCAACGTACGCATGCAGTCAAGCGGTAAAATGTTACAAACGTACGATTGCAAAATTGTGCAGGTTGTACAATGGTACGTTGGTAGCAGCCGTGCTATAATCTAATAAAAGGAGGATAATCACATGGCAAAGACACCAGATAGCAAAATACAATGCAATATGAGATATGCAAAAAACAATCTCAAGAGGATCCCTTTAGATGTAAAAAAGGACTATTACACAGATGTGATAGAGAAAGAAGCATACAAAAGAAATCTTTCTGTTAGAGCTTTTATCCTGGAAGCTATACAAGAGAAGATAGAAAGAGAAAAGAATTTATAAAAAATACCCAAAAGTGTGACAAATGTCACAAAAACGGGGTTGAATCGGGAAAACAACCTGTTGTATAGTATATAATATAAATACGTGTCAATAAGCCGATATCAGTAATTCACTGGTACCGGCTTTTATATTGCTATAATACCAGGAAGGAGGTAAATATCAATGGGTAGACCTAGAAAAATTAGCAGTCCTGAACAAATGGAGCAGTTATGGGAAGAGTATAAATCTTACTGTGACAATGTAGAGGTTAACCAGACATCATTCTCCGGTAAAGAGAGCAAGTTTGTCACTGAAAAGGTTAAAAAGTCTATCACTTACACCTTAGAAGGCTTTTGTGTATATATTGGCATGGCAAGAAGTAAATTCTATCAGACATACACAGAGGATGAGAATTATGGGGACATCGTAACGCGCATACGAGAAGAATCCGAGAATGATGCCCGGAGAAAGTTTGAAACCGGTTGTATACCTTCTCAGTTATCCGGGTTATGGATGTCCAGGTATGACGGTTATAACCCTAAGCAGCAGATAGATGTTAATGCTACGATCTCCGAAGGGGATAAAAAACTACTGGATCAGGTATCAAAGAGACTGGGAGAGAGCAAGTAAATTGTACAGGATCATGACACAATTAGCTGATAAATGAGCATAAAAGAGGATTCCGGAATTGTGTATAAATGGCAACAATTCAAGAATCCAGTATTTATGCGGTTTATCAGCTTTTTGGTATCGTTCAACTATGCGCAAAATTAATCATTCACGCATAGTTGCTGGTAATTGTCTTATTGTTCCAGTAAATAGCAACAATAGCAGATGCATCTGTTACCGGATCCGGATCGTCTGGACTGTTCTGTGTATGGTCCTGCTGATCTATATTTTTCCTTCTGCCAGGGATCAGCCCTTCGGGCTGCTACCGTACAACCTGGGGCAGATAGGTCCCCCGGTACCCCGCGATACCCGGGCCCTGTGATCTAGGTACCATATGTCCATCAGAAAATTATATTATATTTTCAGATTTGGAGTGTCAATGACTTTACAGGAAATACGACAAAATCAAATTGAATATTGCAGAGAGCATATCGAGTATTTCATCGACACATATGGTCATATCGAGGATAAAGATGCCGAGGAGATCATACAGCCGTTTCGTATGTGGGACGCGCAGAGAGAGGCTTTAAGGAGCATTGCAACACATAAGCTGAATGTTATCCTAAAGGCACGACAGTTGGGTTTCTCATGGCTGGTACTGCATTACGCGGCACATCTGCTTGTTACGATGGAAGGTCGTACATGTATCGCACTGTCTCAGAAAGAGGATGATGCGAAGGAGCTTGTGCGAAGATTCGGCGTTATTTTGAAGAATATGCCGGAACTCATTGCAGAGGATAGTGATAAGCCGATCGGATGGACCGGTGCTACATATACACAGACTGCATTAAGAATTGAGATCACTTTTCCAAGTGGTCTCGTTTCAGTTTTTAACGGAATGCCGAGTGCGCCTGGTGCGGGTCGTTCATTTACCGCCAACCTTATCATTTTGGATGAATGGGCGTTCCAGCAATATGCAGAGCAGATATGGACCGCTGGATATCCTACCATTAATCGTCCTACTGGTGGACAGGTTATCGGATTATCTACCATTGACAGAGGATCCTTTTTCGAGGAAGTATTTACAAATCCGGATAATGGGTTCAATAAGATATTCATTCCGTGGTACGCAGATCCCCGCCGTGATGACAACTGGTATTCGGAAACCAAAAAGGCAATGGGCGAGCTTATGACTCAGGAGTATCCTGCTACTGTTGAGGAAGCACTTACAGTTCCTGGTGGCTCATACTTTCCTGAGGTGAATGAGCGTAATACTGTTTCCTATGAGGAACTGAAAGGGAATACCTTGAAGTATGTTGCTATTGACTATGGCCTTGATATGTTTGCTGCACATTGGGTGAGAGTTGATTCTTTCGGAAATGCACAGGTGTATCGGGAATATGATAAATCCGGTCTGACTATTTCAGAAGCTGCAGGAACTCTTCTCAGTATGTGTGAGGAAGAGACCATAGAAGCATTCCTGGCACCGCCGGATTTGTGGAATCGATCACAGGAGACTGGTAAGAGCCGTGCACAGATCTGGTCTGAATGTGGTGTTGACCTCACCAAAACATCGAATGACTTTGCTGCCGGATGCTCCGGTATGAAAGAGTGGTTGAAACCGCAGGGAGAGGATAAGAAGTCGAAACTTACTATCCTTGATGGATGTGCACCGAATCTGTACCGGTGCTTAAAAAAGATACAGAAGGACAAAAAAAGACCGAATGTGTATGCCAAAGATCCGCATGACTTGACCCATGATCCTGATAGTCTGCGGTATTTTTGTGTTTGGTGGACAATCCCGGCGGACAGTCCGGAGGAAATCGACCGAAGACGTAATAACTGGCGGCCTGATCTGTTGGAGGACTATGAGACTGCAGACGATGAGATCAGGGCAATGATGGTTAAAAAGTATGGAGAGCCATATTATGAGGATATTTAGGAAGATGAAAAACATGATTATGAATCCAAAACAGGCAAAAAAACTGAGTGAGTGGAAGAAAAAGTACACCGAAGCAAAGGATAAATACAGTGATGAACTGAATAATATCCGTGAATATCAGGCATTGTACGACGGTGATAGAAGAGTAAACGTAAATCCAAACAAGGGTAACGGAAAATCAAGCAAGCAGTCAATCAATGTACGTAATATTGTTTATGAATTGATTGAAACGCAGGTTGATTCTTCAATTCCCATGCCGAAAGTCACTCCTATACATGAAGAAGACGAAGAACTTGCCAAGATTATTGAGCTTGCTCTTCAGAATGAAATTCAGCTGATGAATTTTAGCCTCATTAACGATGAGGAAGAGCGTACCGTCCCCATACAGGGCGGTGATTTCATGCACGTTGAATGGGATAACACAAAAGGCTTTCATTGCACTGTCGGCGGTGTGAGCGTGTCAGAACGGCATCCAAGAAACGTGATCCCTCAGCCTGGTATAACAAGCATTGAGGAAATGGATTACATCTTTGTACTGGTACCGCAGACCAAGGAATTTGTAAAGAAAAAATATAATGTGGATGTTTCCGCGGCATCTGATACAGAAATCGATCTGAAGCAGGACACGAAGCGTGATGATAACAGCGATATCGTTACTGTTATTAAATGCTACTACCGTAATAAAAACGGATGTATCGGACTGTTTACGTGGTGTGAAGAGTATGTTTTGGAGGACTACGAGGATTATCAGGCAAGACGGTTGGAGAGATGCACTAAATGCGGCAGGGTAAAGACCGGAGACGTATGCGAATGTGGATCCAAGAGCTTTGAGGAACAAACGGAAGAGTACGAGGAATTGTTAGAAGACATTACCACGAAGAATGGCACATTCATTCCCGCAATATCAGGATATGAGGATGTGGACATGCTGGATGAAGACGGAAATCCGGTATATGACGAGTTCGGACAGCTGATGCAGGAGAGAAGGGAAGTCAGAACCAAGATTCCGTATTATAAGCCGGATCAGATCCCTATTGTGCTCAGGAAAAATGTTTCCCGCGCAGGAAAGCTTCTCGGATTTTCGGATGCGGCAGTTATCTCTGATCAACAGGATGCTATAAAAAAATTGGGATCAAAATTGCAGGAGAAAATCCTTAAAGGTGGTTCTATTGTAATTCTTCCCAAAAACTCCAAAATTCAGACTACTGATGAGGAACTTAAGGTTGTACGCGTGAACAATGCGCAGGAAGCATCCCTTATCAGTGTGAAGAATATGCAGGCAGATATTTCCCTTGACAGAATCATGATTGCAGAAAATTATGACTGGGCTAAGTCCACGCTGGGAATCACGGATTCTTATCAGGGTAAATATGATGCATCTGCTGACAGTGGTACCGCAAAGCAATATGCAATCAATCAGGCAGCCGGTAGACTGGAATCTAAGCGTGTTATGAAGAAAACAGCGTATGCCAAGGTATATGAGCTTATGTTCAAACACATGCTTGCTTATGCGGATCAGCCGATTCCACTGAATAAGAAAAACAGTGATGGGACATATTCTTATGCCCATTTCAGCCGGTATGATTTTTTAAAGCAGGATGCTGCCGGGGAATACTACTGGGATGATGAATTTATCATTACCACAGATCCTACATCAACGATTATGATGAATCGTGAAGCAATGTGGCAGCAGATTGACATGAAATTGCAATCCGGAGCATTTGGTCCCCTGGGAGAGGATAAAACTCTACTGGCATATTGGACGTTCATGGCAGAGAATGATTATCCGAATGCTTCCAAAATGAAAGAGATCATGGCACAGCGTGTACAGGAAGAAAATGCACAGATGGAAGCACAGAATGCAGCGTTAAGTGAACAGTCAGGAGGTGCTGGAAATGCAATGCCCATATTGTAAGATAGAAGCGGCAATAGCCTCATCAAAATATGTTTTGTCAACTGATTCTCCAAAATTATTTAATGAGCAGAAACTCTTTATTGAGCATGAGATGAAGTGTCGCAATCCGCAATGCAGTTATTACAATAAAATATTTGCAACCGTTAGGAATGAACTACCGGTATCCAAGGATTCTAAGGAAACTTAGGGTCCTTTTTTGATACAAAAATTTCGCATGTGAAAAGCGCAAAAATCACGGGAGGTAATCATGGATGAAATTTTAGAAGGCGCAAACGTACAGGAACTCGCCGACCCTGTTGTAACTGATAACCAGGTTGAGGAACCTGTTGTACCTGATGGAGATGCCGGAACTGCAGAACCGGAAACTACAGAACAAGTGCAGTCAGATGAAATCAACTCACAATTTGCTGCCGCCAGAAGAAAGGCAGAGGAAGCCTATAACCGTAAGATGTCCGGAATCAACAGTGAAGTAAAACGCTTATTCGGAAGCGTTGTGAACCCTGTTACCGGGAAAAACATCGAGACGATGGAAGACTACCTTCAGGCATGCGAACACCAGCAGAGAGAGACACTGAACCAGCAGCTCACAGAAAAAGGTATTGATCCTAATCTGATTGAGCAGATGGTAAACAATTCTCCTGCAATCAGACAGGCGCAGCAGATTCTCGAGAACAATCAGAGAGCAGAAGTGCAGAAACAGCTTGATGAAGACATTAAGGCGGTAACTGCTATGGCTCCTGAGATTAAGTCTCTGGAAGACTTGGAAAAGCATGCATCCTACGCTTCCGTACTGGAATATGTGAACAAAGGATTGAGACTGCCGGATGCTTTTAAACTGGCAAATTTTGACAGTATTTCTACTCGGCAGACAGCAGCTGCAAAGCAAGCAGCAATTAACCAGGCAAGGTCTAAAGGCCATCTGGAAACAACCACAAGTGTTTCTGATGGTTCCAACCTCGCTGATATTCCGGATAAAGAAATCTCCACATGGAGAGAGTATTTTCCCGGCTTAAGTGATGAAGAACTTAAGAAAAAATACAACCAAACTTTATAAGGAGGAATCAAAAATGTTTAGTTTTGTAAAAAGCGCAACAAACCCTAATTTCCCTATCATCAAACAGCTTCCCACTACCGCATCCACTACCTACAAGATCGGTGATGCACTGGTGCTGACTGATGGTGGATTGACACAGGCAACCGGAACCACCAAGCCTCAGTTTATCTGTGCTGAGAATTACGTAGCCCCCGCAAGCGGAATGAAAGATATTTCCGTGTACGAGATCGTAGACGGTCAGGAGTGGGAGACCACCTGTGCCGCAGATGCTTCTGATGTTAAGGCAGGCTCTAAAGTAACTATTCACACGGATGCTGCTCAGGTAACAGCAACTACCACCGGCGGCGTATTCATGCTGCTTTCTGCAGGCGGTGCCGTTGGAGCAAAGGTAGTAGGAAAATTCTAAGGAGGATAAAAAAATATGGCAATTGTATTTAGTAAAAATAGTGGGCTTAATGATGATCTGTGGAAAGTAACAGCGCAGGTATTACAGGCGGTTATGCAGGATACTGATAGTGAAAAGAGTGACTTTGATGCGTTTGTCACATCTGTATTCAATGAGAAAGATTCCAAGAAGTATGCGGAAAAGTTAGGATCTATCACTTCTCTTGGAAATTTTGACATCGTAGACGAAGGTGATAAAGCACCTCTGGATGATATTCAGGATGGACAGTCCAAGCTGATCGTACATAAAACATTCTCTAAGTCCTTCGTATGTACCAGAGAATCGAAGGATGATGACGACATTGATATTATGAAAACTATGGCTGCTAACCTGGTAAGATCCTATAAGCGTACTCGCGCACAGTTTGCATCCGATGCCTTGACGACCGAATCTGCAAGTTTCACTTTCGGAACAAAGAAAATTGATAAGACCACTGGTGATGGCAAAGCGTTGTTTGCAACAGATCATGCAGGAGTTAAAGCTGGTGTGGCAGCGCAGAGTAACGTATTTACTAATGCGTTTGGAACTGACACTAAGGTTCTGAACAAGTTAGCCAATATCGGTAGAAACTTCCGCAATCAGAGCGGACACATCCAGGGGTATACATTTGATACCATTATCATCCCTTCTAATGTTCCCGAACTGGAGGATTTGATCAAGCGCATCATCCGTTCCGAACTGATTGTTGGATCTTCCAACAATGATATCAACACCCAGAAGGGATTATGGAATCTGGTAGTAGACCCCATGTGGCAGGTAACCTCCGGTGCACCTTATATCCTGATGTCCTCTCAGGCAAACAAGGAACTTAGAGGATCTATGTTCTACGATCGTGTTCCTCTTGATGTTAAGAATCAGGTGGAGTTGCATACTCGTAACCTCGAGTGGAACGGATACTCTCGTATGTCTGCCGGTTTCAATGATTGGAGACATGTGATCCTTGGCGGTGCATCCGCAGGTACCACCTTAAGTTTTAGCTAATGGAGGTAGAATATGGTAAAGCCTAATTTTACAATAGGCACCGTGTTTGAGGATGGCGGTCTGTACTATGAGGTGCAGGCCGTACTTCCTTCCGGTGACTATATTTCAAAGAGAGTTGATA